GCGCCGCCGGAGCCATGGCAAGGGCCAGATCGCCCATGCGCGTTCCCAGTCCCGCCGTCGTCAGGTCCACACCTTTCATGGCCCTTTTTATGCGGTCCAGCGGGCCGGACAGCATATCGACCAGGGAAAGTGTGGCGAATACGTTGAAAACTTCCATCCTTATCCCTTTCGGACGCCCCACAGGCTGCGGGACATTGCCTCAAAATAGCGCCGTTCCATCCACACGGCACGGCGTACCTGTTCCGCCCACAGGGCAAGGTCTTCCTCCGGCACGGCGTGCAGCCAGAACTGGATCAGCGCGTCGCCCTGGCCGTAGCCGTCCGGTTCCGCTAGTTTCCCAGTTCGGCGGAAATGCCCACGCCACGGATGATGGCGGTGGCGAAACTCGTGGCGATGCCGGGATATTCCTCCATCGCTTCGGACAGCCCCTGTTTGTCTTCAGGATGCACCACTTCCAGCAGCAGGTTGCGGGACGCCTGCACGGGGTTCTTCGGCGCTTTGTCCTGCAAACGCTGGATCTGCGTCTTGGTCGGTTTCGCAAAGCGGAAGGAAAGGCTCACGTCCGGGGCGTCTTCCGCGTTGTCCCCGGCCCACGGGTCGGAAAAGGTGTGCGAAAAGGAAACGTACTTGCGGTTGTTGTCTTTGGCTTCAGGCATGATTTGCTCCTGTGTGTTCTGGCGGGCGGGATTGCCCGCCTTTTCTGAAAACATGCCATGAAAACGAAGAGCGCGCCCGGAAAGGACGCGCTCCATGCGAAGCATTTTTCCCCGCTAACGGGCTTACAGACCGGCGCTCGCGCGCTCCTTTTTCGCGGGAACTCCGTTCCACAGAATGGGTTTCAGGATGGTGAACTCGCAGGTCATGGGACTCACGCTGTCGTCTCCCTGACTGCCGCCTCCGCCGCTGAACTTCGTGATCCGGCAGTCTTTCAGCGTATCCGTCACCGTGGGCATGTCGTCGTTGGCATACGACACCACGATGGTGAACGGAGTGTGGTCGTAGATGCCCCCGCCTGTGGACGTCAGTTCGTTCTTGAGCTTTTCCCATTCTTCACGGTACAGGACCATGCTCCCCGACGCCTCGTAGTTGCCCCGACCGTAGCCGCGCGGCAGACTTCCCTTGCCGTAATGCGCCGTGATTTCCTGCCCGTCCTCGTATTTGATTTCCGTAATGCCCACGACCTCGCCGTTCGGCAGGGTCACGGTAATGCTTTCCCAGTCATATTTGTTGCCGTTGGCTGCCATAGTTTCTCCTTTTCAACATGTGCGCCGCCCTCACACTTCGGGAAAAGCGCGGTTTTACCTCGTGTTCGGGCGCGGGCGTCCGCAGACGCGGCCACCAGAGCGAATGCGCTCGCTCTACGCCGCCAGCGCGTAACTTTCGATACGCGGGTCAAAATTCGAGCCCGCGTAAGTGTAACGGTTGTACAGCCTGATTTCACGGATGACCGGCACGCCTATGAGCGTGATTTCAACCGCCACGCCGTCCCGCGCCACATTCTGCCCGGATGGGATGTCCACCACATAGCCCGCCAGTTCCCCGGCGGCCACCATGGCGTCCAGAGCGTTCTCAAGGCTCGCCTTCAAATAGGCCAAACCTCCCTCACCCGTGGGCCGCAACGGATCGTTGGCTTCATCATACAGGCTTTTGCGCGCCGCATCCCTGGTCAGGCGCACGGCCTTGAACGTGGTGCGCAGGGGTTCCTCGTACCGAAAGTCGGAAGTATCCTCCGCCAGCGTCCGGGAATCCCCCCAATAGGTCCCGGAGGCTCCCGCGTATTTTTTCGCTGTGAGAAAACCCGCCTCCTCCAGCGTCGGGCGCACGGACTCCCAATCGTCCGGGAGCGCGAGTTGCGATACCGGCCCGTCCTTGTATCGGCCCGTGGCGCGCTGCACCGGGATGGACATCACGCGCCCGGCCTGCAACGCGCCCGCATTGCGCAGTCGCGCCGCTCCGGTCGTGTCCGTGATTTCCCCATACTGGCAGCATACGGTGACAAAACGGCAGGCCACGTTCTGCCTTTCCGCCAGCAGCGCGGCGGTATAGGCGGAGAGGTCTTCCCCGTCATGGGGCAATCGCGCCTCCATTTTGAAGTACGTCGGCCTCTGCCGATTCCACAGTTCTTCGGCCTTGGCCTGTGCCGCCGTCCAGTCCACCGAGTCGGACGGCCCCACGATATAGACGAACTCCACGTCGTGGACGGCCAGCGGCGCTTCCAGAGCTTCCAGCACATCCACGATGCTTGGCGCGGGCGGCAGCAGGTGGCAGGTATAGGTGGTCCCCGCCACATAGTCCCCGGCGGGGAAGGTCAGCTTCACCCCGTAGTCGGGCAACGTGCATTCACCATCCAGAGGGATGGTGCGGATGCTCCCGAAGTTGTCTCCTCCGTCCGTGGAAAGCTGGAACGTGCCTTCGTTTCTGGCTCCGCCCTTCACGATCTGGATGACCAGTTCCGCGCCGTCCAGAACGCCCGTGGCCTCTTCCGTCACTTCCACAAGCGGGCTTTCCGCGTCGCCCACGCGGTACACCGGCCCCACCGGGCAGCGCACCGTGAAAGAATAGCTTGCACCTTCCTCCAGGGTCGCTCCCTCGTCAAAGACCAGGGTCGCCCCCGTGGGGGTCTCCTCCATCTTGACGGGATTCTGCGCGGCGGACGGCGCGGCTTCGCCAAAGGTCTTGCCGCCGTCCGTGCTGATTTCCAGAGTGGCCGTGCCGATTTCGCCCCCGGTCTTCACCCGGACGACGACATCCGCATTCAGCGCCGGATAGCCGGATACCGTGGCCCCGGTCTTGCCGCCGGTCATGGACAAGTCGGATATGTAGCCGCCCGGTTGTCCCCGCACGGGCACGGCCACCACGCACGGCTCCTGGCCGCCCGTGACCAGCATGTCCCGAACGCGATCCACCAGAGGCCCCGTGCCCAGCATGGAACCAAGGCCCGTCCTCTTGCCGATGAGGTACGCCTTGCCCACGGTCCCCCTGGAGCAGACGCCCGCCACAAGACACTTGCCGTCCACGCCGCCGGTCACGATGCCGGAGGTGCCGTCTATCAGATATTGGATTACGTCTCCCATGACCTACCTCGCCCGCCCGCCGCACAGACGGCGGCGTTTCAGGTTTTCCAGCGCGTCCCGGTATTCCGCGTCGCTTACCAGCTTGCCTTCCGCCCAGCCCATGAAACGGCATAGGGCCGCCTGCTGCCATGAAGGAACCCGGTGCCGATCCGCCAGTGCGGAAAGGCTTTCCAGTGCCGGGGCTTGAGTCGCCACATCTTTTTCCGGATCAGCGGACGCTTCCGGCGCTTCCACAGTCTCCGGCGTCGGCTCGACATGAATTTCCTCCTTTTCCGTCTCCGGCGCGGAGGCCTGCTGTTCGTTCTTTTCTTCCGTCGTCTTCTTTTTCGTAGCCATACCGGCCTCCTTATTTCGTTGTTGCGGTGATGGTATGGGAAGGTATCAGCGCCTCCCGTTCCTCCCTGGTGATCCGTCCGGTAAAGGTCAGCGCGAACACCCGGTTCACCCTGGTGAAAACCTTGATGACGCCTTCGCCCAGGCGCTGGTCCGGCGCGCGCCAGAACGTCCCTTTCCGCACCCGGACCCGTACCCAGTTGCCCAGGGCATCGTTGCCGCCGCGTGGAAGGTTCACGATGAACGCGCGGGAAAAACTTTCCAGCCATGCCTCGTCGTCCGCCTCGACGCGGGCCTCCACCGTCAGCTCCACCTCGTACAGCTCACGCTTGCGGATTTGCTCCGTTTTCGTGCGGGTCACGGCCAGCTTGCGCCCCGTGCGCGTGTATTGCTCTGGAAGAAAACGCAACTCCACGCGCGGACGCTTCAAAGTCAGGTTGTCGGCGGCCACCTCCCGCATGACCCGTCCCTCCGGCAGTCCGGCGGAAAGCGCCGCCCGCGTGATGGTTTCCGTGGCGAATGCCTGCATCGTGTTCCCCTTACTTCCCCGCCTTGAAGGCATCTTTCAGAAAATCGGCCATGACCGCCCGGACTTCTTCCATATCCTCGGAGGAAACGCCCAGGTAGGGCCGGGCGGGGATCGTCACTTCCTTGACGAACACCTCTTCATCATTCAGCCCCCTGAATTTGAGGAACTTTCCCTTTTTGGGTCTGATGGTCCCGCCTTTCTGATGTATCCGGGCATACGGCAGGGCGCTGCCCACCCGGACCTCATGCGGCGTGGCCTTGCTGGTGATGGACTTCTTGAGGTCGCCTTCCCTGTTCAGCGTCTTGCCGCCTGTCGCCCGCACGCGGCCCGAAGGTTCCCAGGGTTCGCCTTCCGGGCTTTTCCCTTCCTCGAATCGCTGGCGGGTGCTCGATTCCAGCGTTTCGCCCACCACTTCCATGAGCGATTGCGTGTCGCCCAGCTTGTGACCGGCCCTGGACAACGCCCTGTCGAATCCGCCCCAGTTCAGGGCAACCCCGTTTTTCGTCGCCATAGCAACAGCTCCATCCTTAAAGGTTTGCTGTCGGCATCCGTAAGGCGCATGCGCGCCAACGGCTGCCGCTACAGCCCCCGCAGGTCGAACAGCGGCGGGCGGCTCACCACGGCGAACGTGGGATCTTCCCGGTCCGGGTCATACTCGGCCAGGGGCAGCCGCTGTTTGCCGGAGACCATGTCTTCCAGGAGGCCCGTGCAGTAGCGCCATTGCTTCTGCAAAGGTATCCACTCGTTGTCGCTTGACGCTTCCGAACGCACCAGGGTTGTGATGGCCTCAACCACGCGGTAGGCGCTGATGACGGCGACGATGTAGCGCACCAGTTCCGGCACATGGGGCCACGGCTGC